CAGATTCACCTGCCGCTAAGTCTGAATATGTAATTTCTTCGTTTGCAAACTTAACTCTTACTCCTTCTGTAAACTGATTTTTATAAATTCCGATGTATGCATCAATTTCAGAATTGATGTTATGTTTCCTATTTAAATCAGGATTTACAAAACTTATAGAGGGTTTATCCAATGATATTACTGGTATAGTTTCTGTTTGAATATCAACTACATATGTTTTATCTATTGTTATCTTAGTACTAACCGATTCCGTATCGGTTACTGCTAATAATTTTTCACTTGTGTAACCATCAGCTGATACTCCTATTTCCGTTATTCTTGATATAGTATTCCCTACTGAATTACTTTTTATTGTAACAATTTTACCTATTAATGTTGTTATACTATTAACACCTGATTTAAGTGCAACTGTTTCTCCAGGTTCATCTGCGTTATCAATGAGCAATTGAGCACTACCCTCTGCACCAGTTAGTACAACCGTCAATGTTTGTACATTACCTAAATTATCATCACCATCATCATCCGAAGCAACACTTTTTTGTAAAATAAACGTAATATCTTTATCAATTTCTGCATTCGTTTCCAGTTGCTCAATATCATTTATATAATGTAGTACTTCAAACTGATAAAAATTAGTACTTCCATACTCTGGATTGTTTTCATCTATTGATGGCAAAAATTCAAATTTAGATAATCCTATAATTTTTAAATTATTTGTTTGTCCTTCTCCCGCAAAAGGAATTGCTGCATAAGTTTGGTTATCAGTATAATCGGGATTTGGTACTAATGTTATAACGTATTTTTCAGTACTGTTTTGGTAACCATTTCCAACTACTTTAATGACATAATCTCCATTGGTAAAAATATCTCTTGCAGATAATTTAAGTTCACTTGGGCTTACTAATCCAGATGGTTGTTCATTTATATAAATTGATGCTTGTATTTTTTCACCAGAATATGTTTTTGAAAGAATATCACCAACTACACAATTTATATTTAATTTTCCTGAGAAATTACTTAAAGGTGTGTTTGCTAAATCGGTAATGTAGACTCTAGGAGTAGGAGTTCCGCCACCGCCGCCAGTTCCACCGCCGCCAGTTCCACCACCTTGACCACCACCGCTTCCGCCGCCTAAACCACCATCGCTTAATATTTCTTCTACTGCTATCATCTATTATACAATTGTATTTGTTTATATTTTATTTTTGTGCTTTACCTTGTGGTCCGCGGTTTTCGATGCCACTTCTAGGACCGTCTGGATTAGTGTAGCCACCACCTTCGGGTTCGCTACCGCCGCCTCCGCCACCAGAACCGCCGCCAGAACCATCACTACCACTTTGACCATCAGGTGTACTATATCCACATTGTGTCGAATTGGCTATAATTAAGGCCGTGTATTCCCCACCATTACCATCTGCGTATTTACCAAATAAATCAAACCCTTCACAAAATTCTGAAAGAAGTGTTCCTTTTGTTGGGAACGGTTTTTCTCTTGCTATTATCTTTTTTAATTCTAATTCTTTATTACTTTCTACAAATGTTTTTGTTTTCTTTCTGTTTATAACAGGATTCGAAGTATCTACTAATAAATCACTTTCTCTAGTTTGTAGTATTTGTCCAACTTCATCAAAGCTTTCATCTATTCCCTCATCAAATTCTGCAGTGGATATTAAATCTTGTTTTGGTAAATAAAAATTAATTACATTTGTAATCAATCTCTGACACATATCTACAATAGTATTGGATGATAAAGTTAGTGGAGTTTTTGTTTGTTTACGTTTACCGTAATTTACATCATTGATATCAGATATTCTATTGGTAAGTTCGTAAGATGCAGCTTCTCTAAATTTTGTATTAATTCTATTTGTAAATTCATCAAAGTTTTTTATTTTAAATTCACCACTCATTTTACTAATCCAATTTTCACCATATTTTGTTTTTAAATATGTACCAATTATATTTGAATCTATTTGTTCAATTACTTTGAAAGCCTCAATTATTGTATCATCTCTAAAATCTTTATTAGATACAAATAATGCGAATCTTTCTTCTAATTCTGGATATTTTACTTTTGCATTTTTAATAGGAAATAATCTTACTTCCGTTCTAGATGGTGATATTTCAGAAATCCATAATTTATCTTCTTCCGAATCAGAACCAACTCTTTTATTAATTAGTGTAACTTGTGTTTTAAAAATACCATTATCATATCCTGCTTCTCTTAGTAATCTTTCCGCATCTATAAAATATTCATTTGGAAATTGAAATTTTTGAAGAACCGTACCTTCTGCTATTAAAATATAATCACTTATGTTACTACTTGTCAATGGTACATATCTAACCGTTTTCCCATTTACAGCTTTTTGTGGCAACTGATTATCATTTGAATCATAGACAATAAACTCAATTGCATCGGAATCTCCAAGACCAAAAAATGATTGCAGGTTTCCTTCTTCAAATATTTTTCTATCATCTGAACTAACTCTGTATCCTTTGTTATTTATAATATCTTTAAATGTTTTTATTGCCATTATGGTTTGAATTTAGCTCCTCTTTGTAATTGTAAACCAGCTGTTAAAGTAATGGACGAGCTTGGTGATTTTATTATGAATGTACCGTTATAAAGTGTATCCTTACCAACATTCAAACCAAGAACACCATTTTTATCAGTAGTTACAACTACTAATTTTCTAGCCTTTGCATCTAAGGTAAAACTAGCCGGCGCTTTATACGCATCTTTAGTTTTACCGGCTGTTTCAAAACTTACAACAACTGGTTCTGATGAGAAATTATATACTTCAATTTCTGGTCCATTTATAAATCTAACATTACCTTTATCTTTTCCAGGTCGCGTATTAACCAAAAGGTCATCTCCAGTTTCTTGTCCTTTTGTTGTTACTTTTACTGATAGCTCTTGTCCAACCTTAGCACCTTCAGCTAGCTTTGCTTCTTTGCCAATTAAAGTTTCTCTTAAAACACTTAATTCTTGTTCTAATGCTTGATTTCTTGCAAATAAAGAAACTCTTTGGATTGCTTCTGCTACTCCTTTTTGTATAGAGTTTTGTAATTCGGTTATTGTGCTTGTAATTTTTGTTGTTATCTGTTGAGTCTGATTTTGAGCCGCTGCTACATTTAAATTTTGTAAATCTACATCAACTCTTAAACTCTCAGATACTATTTCTACATCTTGTACTTTAGCTCTTAATTCAAAAACCAAAGTAGTAAGTTCTATAACCTGCTCTGTCAAATCAATTACAGATTGAGTTACTTCGTTATATATTGGTCTTGGAACTCTATCATCAAATGGGGGCGCTTCTGGTGGAAGTAATTCAAATATTACAGTATCAACGGATTTTACTAACTCAGTTTCGTTATACTTTGGTCTTGTTAATTGTCCAGATATGACACCATCAGTCCTATTTTCTTGGGCAAATGAGTAAACACCAAATTCATTTCTAGAAATGATAGGTGAACTAGAACCACTTATTAAAAGTTCACTTATTAATGCTTCATTTTGTAATCCTGTTTTTGCCATTTTAATTTTTTACAATTCTAAATGTTATATCATTATCAAAATATTGTGTATTACCATCAATAGTTACTTTAAATTCTATTTTATATGTTCTATCTGCTTCCCAATTAGAAAGATTTAAATTTATATAATTACCATTCTCATCACAGCTAATTTTTGAATAATCAGAAAACGGAATAATAATATCATCCGATGTATAATCTTTAATTTGATAATATGATGTTGCCGGTAAATAATGTGATGTACTATATGCAAATTGTTTAACAAAAGTTTTAATAGGATATAATTCTCTAGTAAATATTCTTATTTTTGGTGCAGTTCCAACTTTAACTTCTGCTTTTAAATTAGTAACTCCAACTTTTATATCTTCTGAAGTTAATGCGTTTAATGAGCCAGTTATAAATGATTGGTCATCCCAACCTATTCTAATTTTTGGTTGATATATAGTATTTGTTTCTTTACTAAATAATTTTATTGCACCATAATCTTGTGTATCAACTTCTTTATTAAATGCGTGTCTTAATATAATACCATCATTAGGTATAGACCCACTCATCCAACTTTTTAATAAAGATTTTATATCCATATCAATATCGGCAGTTTGATAACTAAATGATTGTGAAGCTTCGTATTGAGTCCACCAAGTGCCACCACCACCATTATTTTGACTTGCCGATGTAAATGAATTAAAATTATTTTCTAACCAATCCAATTTAGAATCCCCTTCTCTATAATTCCAAGTTACACCCTGTGTTGATATATTATCGAATCTAGTACCAATTCCCATTTCCCAACTTCCAGAAATTGCATTTGCAAAAATTGTATATTCCAAAGGAATTTCTTCGGTTTTGGTTTCTTTTAAAATAAGTGTTGCATTATCCAATTGTATTGTACCATTGGATATCGATGCGGATATGTAGCCTAATTCAAATTTTAATAAAGCATGTGCTATATCTTTTATGTTACCATAATATAGTTTGCTTATTTCTAATATCTCATCCAAACCTGTATTTTGGTTTGGTTGTTGAAGATATACCGTTGCATCTTTTGATGCTGTCATAAAATAGTATGCCATTATCTTACTCTACCTTTAATGTCTGCATCAGGAAACTTAATTTCAAAAACTGACGGGTCTAAGGATGGATAAACAATCTTATCTTTAGTTGCCGCTGTTATATTATATGAATTTGGTGAATATTGTCCACCGCATTTATTTGTTATTTTTATTGCTGGTACTGATTGTACTCCTTCTATATTTGCTAATAACAATTCCACTTCACTTAAATTTATTGTTTGGTTGAATTGCCAATTATTAACATCGAAATATTGTTTTAATTCTAATATTGCTTTTGTAAGAGTTTCGTTTTTGTTATAATTTGGATAAACTATAATTTCAAATTCTAAACCTATATTGATTATAAATCCATCATTAATATTAATACCATCAGTAAGCATTCTATATTCATTAAAATATGTTTTAAGATTTTCTTTTACTGCTCTATTGAGATTTGTAAGATGTCCGTTTACATCGTTTCCTAACAAATATAAATTAATTGCAAATGGATTATTTTTTTCATTTTCATTTGCGGTTTTTCCAATAAGAAATTGTGTTATTTCTTGTTGAACCGATTGTTGTGATGGTTCTTCTGTATCTGGTTTGTTTACAAAATTCATAACCAAATCAGTGAATTCTTGTAAATTATTTGGAGATGCTAATATAGATGATGGCGAATTATTATCCAACGTACCATCTGCAACTGCGTATGCTTTTGCAACAGAACCAAATCTAGTTGGCATTGATAAAGCTCTTATTTGATAATCTTTTGCTGTTACTGCTCTATTTTGAGCTCCAAAATTAGCCAATGCATTTTGTCGAATTTCTTCAATTGTTTCACTACCCCTACCACCTACTGCTGGAATTTCGTTATCAACTGCTACTGAATTTTTTGCTGAGTTGTATATTACTCGTTGAGCTGCGTTAAATAATGCGGTATTTTCTTCAAATTCTATACCATTTATTTTTGTTAGCTCTCCACTTGGAACATTTGAATTAACACCACCACCCGTATAATACTTAATAGTCATTGTTGTATTTGCTGGAGATGTTCCGTATGTTTTTGTTTTTAAGAAGTTCGTTGGGTCAAAAGATTCTTCCAATCTACTAATAGAGTTTGGTAATCCCAATCCAACATTTTTAAGGTTTGGAATTAATTGTTCATCACTAGCAGTTGGGTCACCAGCACCAAATTGAATAGTTGTTGTTCCATTCTCATTTATTTTAACAGTAAACCTTTTTGGAGTTTTAATTGTTTTTAAAATGTATGGTACAGTTGATTTAAATTGATATAAATCTGGGTCATTAGCTTCTATATTTGGATGGTCAATAAAAATCATTTCTTGTGCTAAATAAGGAACTTCATACCATTTATTATTATTCGAATCTCTTACATCATATATTTGAATAATATCAGTTTCATCTAAATCAATTGTTTGAAAAGATTCGTAACTTGCAAAAGTAACTTCTTTTATTTGTCTTGTTGCTGAAATTACTTGCACATATTTTTTAATTAAATAAAATGTTGCTTCTCCCGTATTTAAATCTCTTTCGTATATTGTTATTTCTCTACCAGATTCATCCGAAAAATCTACAACATCGGTTGTTATAAATTCTACATTATTTTTTGTAGAACTAACAGACATACCTTCTTTGATACGAAGATAATAGTTAGAATCCGGCTCATTATTTACACCAGTCCCAATTGATGGTACTAATTGATATACAGATAATGTTGATATTGCTGGTGATGTTACTTTGGGTTTATATCCTAAAAATTGAGATAATGCAATTACACTTTGAATATCCTCTGCGTATGGCATTAGAGATTCCTTTAATGTATCATCGGTATAATATGATAATACATCACCAACATAAGATGCCATTTCAATAAACATCATACCAGGAGATGATTCATTGAAATCAGAATAAGTTTTTGGAAAATAGTTTTTTGCAAACTCTATTAAATTTGCTCTGAAGCTAGCAAAATCTTTATTAAGGTATTTTATATCCTTACCCTTATTCTTAAAGTTTTTATTTATTGTGTTTATAGCCATTTTTATACTTGTGCATTAAATGTTACCGATTCTAAGTTTGATGTATCTCCTACTCTAAATGAAATAGATACTTCTACTGTATTTGAATTTTTTAATTCGTTTGATTGTCTTATATCTATATTATCTACAGTTATATATGGTAACCACATAGCCATAGTATCCACTATTGTATTTTCTATTTTATCGGCAAGTTGGTCATCATTTATTTCAAATAGTAGTTCTTGTAATCCACTACCAAATTCAGGTTGCATTAACCTTTCATATTTTTTAGTAAGTAACAAATTTTTTATATTAGATTTAGCTTGGTCTGCAGTTTTGAAACTTTGATTAAAAGCAGTGTTACCTATTTGTATTGGCAATGTTATACCTATAGCGTAGTCCTCAAACTGCTTACTATCAATCATCATTTTTTTACCAAGTACAATAGCCATTATTTCTTTTTAAATCTTTTTACTAATTCAGAATAATCCCTATTCAATGCTTTATCTAATTCAGGCACTCCAGTCTGAACACCCAATCCAGTTGGTGAAGGTCCTTTTGCCAAATCACCATAACCCATCTTTTCAGCTATTGCAGTTCTACCTACAATCGAGCCCATATCACCTTGTCCAAAATTCATTGTTCTGAATCCACCATCACCAGTTGCAGGTGCCATTGCGGTTTCATTAAGAATTTGGTTAATCATCGGGTTTTTACTAAATTGCTTTGTAGGTACTACCTTCGATTGTACTGATTCTTGAATAACTTCATCTTCCATCATAGCCTTAGCCATTGATAATCCAGTATTTTTAGGTTGTACTGGTTGTTTACCTTCACTTAATAATCTTTTTACTTCCTTTTGTACGGATTCTTTGATTAACGCAGGTAATTGCTCCTTCAATTCCTCTTTTATAAGGATTTGGATAGCTTTTAATAATTTATCTGTGTTCATATATTGTTTGTTATGTTTATAAATATTTGAATTAAGTATTTTTGGGATTTATATTGATTTACTTAAATTAAGTAGGTATGCCAAGTATTTTAGAAATTTTTCCTCCACCTTGAGCTATTAATGAATTATTTTTTTTATTACCAATAATTCCTGTATTATCTACTCGTCTTTGTACAAATATTTTTGCTAATTTTTCTGGGTCTTGTGTACCTTCATTATATGCTTTTTTAATAACTTTGGCAAATCCATTAAACCAACCAGGTCCATTCCAAGAAGCATAACTGAAATTAAATAATAGATTTTCGTTTGAATTTATTACATCTATTAACGCCAAATCTTTAACATAATATTTAAGATTTTGTTCATATTGTTTTTTCATAATATCAGCCGCCAAAGTAACAAGTTCTGAACGAAGTGGTTCTTTAGGAACACTTCCCCATTTCCATTCAGTTCTTGCATTACTATCATCTATTTTATTCCAAAATGCTTGTGCTGAAGCACCTGTAACTGAAGCGGGTGCACCTGCCTTCCTATCTATACCATACATAGTTTCACCACTAGCACCATATCTAGAATCTTTAATTCTACCATCAGCTAACATATCTGGATGATAATATCCACCTTCTAATTCTCTAATAACTCTAGTAGTAACTTTATTAAAATCAACTTTTCCGTTTGATTTATTCTGTTTTAATTTTTCAAGTGCTTTTTTATAAGCTTCGCTGTTTTTATCAACTTTATTTGTATCGGTTTCTATTGGTAATGTATATTCCTTTTCACTTTCTCCTTGCAATATTGTATAATCAGCTTGAATTCTAATATCATCATCTGGTATATTAGCGTCTGGTAACCATACGGCTTCTATTAATTCTTCATTGTTAGTTACTTCAAATAACTGCCCATTTTCTATTGGTAATCCAATTGCATCTAACGTTTCATTAGCTTCAAAAACAGTAGCAAGTTCTGCGGTAGGAATAGCAAATGATGGTTTTGCCGGAGCAACTGTATATCCCGCCCATAGGATTACCGCTGGACCTGGCGTTTGTAGTGGTGGGTATAATGAAATTGTATTAATTACTCCACTTATTGTTGATAAATGTGCGGTTGCATAATTAATAAAATCATCAATTATTAAACCCGTACTATTAGTTGGCTCTATTACTGACATATTTTATATATTTTTTGCATTTGCTTTTGATGAATATTCTTGAAATTTTTTAAATCCCTCATCGTTGTATCTCCAAAGTGCAATTGTTTCTGGGTTTGCTTTTGTTAGTGCACATATTCTAGTTTGAGTATGGTCACTTACCCATTTCCAGCCTGTCCATATTTGTATGTGTCCATATGGTTTACTAACATAATCAAATGCAACGATATCACCAATTTTCCATTGAGCAGAATCGCCAATATATGTTGCTGCGTAGTTTGGTACTTTTATTGTGGTTTTTGTTTTTTTATTCGTAACCTCTGTATATGGTACATTTATTTTAATTTTATCATTATAATATTTTTTTCCATTAATACTTTTAGCAAAAGATTCGCCGGCTGAACTTTTGAAGGAATAATCATTTGCATTGCCACCCATACTACCAAATCCCCTAATACCAAGCATTGCCGATACTAAAGCTTTAACTCCAGCCGCACACAATCCATGTTTTTCTTTATCATAACCAATTATCCAGTTTTCATATTTAAGTTTTACATTTTTTTGAAGATTTCTAGCCCAAGCATCAGCTACTTTTAATAATTCTTTTAATGTAGAAAATCCATTTTTAATATCTTCCTCTTTCGGCCCTTCCGGCATAATTTTTTGCTCAACTAAAGCCTCATCGATTGCATCTGCCATATCTTCTTCTACTTGACTTGTTGCAATTTCAGCATCTTGATAAATTGCAGCTTCACTATATTCCGGAGGTAGGGTTTCTTCATAATATTCATCTTGAGGTAATTCAGCTACCTCTGCATCAAATTTTTCTTCATTAAATGGTTCTATTATTTGTTGAACTTCAGGATCATTTTTATCTATACCAGCTTTTTCAAAATCAAGTTTAGCATACATTTCTTGTTCTGTTAATTCAGGTGCGCTTGGTACTAATACAACAGGTAACCATTGTCCTGTATTTGTAACTGTAGCTGATGTTATTGAAACGTTTAATGTGGTTCCTGGTGCTGGTATTGTTGGTATTGGGTAATTATTTAAAATTGCCCCTACCCAATATGCTTTTACTCCGTTACCCAATTCTCCAACTAAATCATATGGGGATGATGATGATACTCCTTTTTGTAATGCAGATTTAAACAATTGTGTCATAATATCAACATTGCCTTGCTTAACAGCTATTTTGTTTACAGTATCACCACCTCTTTTAATTGCTGCATCATATTCCGTTGCTAATACTTTTGCAATAGTATCTATATCCTGAATTGAATCTGGATTATCAGCGTATCTTAAAACATTATTTTTAAATACTTGCCAAGACATATTATGCAGTTTGGTTTAACTTACTCAATACACTATCTAATTTAGATTGTATTGATGCAAATGTTGCTTTATTTATTGGTCCTATTGCCGATGGGCCTGATGGTGTTAAGTATTGCTGGTCTAATATTGCTTGTAATAATTCATTTAATAATTCTACTAATTTTTTACCTTTAACCATTGCTTCCAAATCCTCACTACCTAAAAATATATTACCTTTACCAGATATAATATTAACATCTCTATCGGCAGTTACTATGTTTATATCATCACCAACACTAATATCCATTCCTAATTTAGTATCAATAGAAACCGCACCATCAGATACAATTCCAAAATTCTTTTTAGAATATATCAATGTTTCTGCATTTTTTGATGAAAGAATTATTCTACCAGAACTTAACAACATTTGGTCTCCTATTAATTTTGGTAAATCTCCAAATGAATCAGGCTGTGTTTTAAAATCAGATTTTCCTTTATCATCAACAGTACCGGGAATAAATGCGGATTGATGTTGTCCAGATGTCATAGCTATTATACTACCATCACGATTTACATCTTCTTCAACACTAACTCCTCTTTCTTTTTTATTATTTTCAGAAGCTTCTTTATTTCTTATTATTAATGTTGGTGCATATGCTGGTTTTGGATTTCCTTGCTCATCATTACCACCAGCTGTATTATTGTAAGCTGAAAATCTTATTGATTGTCCAAATCTACTTTCAATTAAAGTATCTCCCTCATATAATTTTAATCTATGTATTCCTAATTGTGGTTGGTAGTATTTACCATAATCACCAGGAGCTTTGGATGCATCTTGATTTGTATTTGCAATTCCAGTTTCAGCTGTATTTTTGTAAGATGTAGTTGTTTGCTTTGCATCTAATTCAGGCGAAAAGTTTTTAGCATTTGCATTTATAAATGCAGTTTGTGTTGGATTATCATCAGTACCAATTCTTCTATAATAAAAATTACCTTGCTCGCCTTCATAAATTTCAACTTGCTCATTTTTTATTGGTAAGCTATTAAAAATCTTATCAAATGGATATGCTTTTGGTAATTGTTCTGGTGGTATTGATAAATTACTAGTTTGGCTATATCTAATCTGTCCTATGGATTGTGAACCAACTTTATCGGCTTTGGCAAGAGGGTCGTTTTCATCTAATACTACATGAGCTACCCAACCAACTTTTTTACTTAAGTTAGTTCCTTCAACCCCAACACCACCATTGGCTGCCGCCCTACTTAACTTCTCCATATTACTTCATTTTCTTTTTTAATTCCTCCATTTCAAATTCTAAATCATCCACTCTCTCAACTTCTTCTTTAGTAGTTTCTAAATCTCTAAGTAATTGTTCTTTCTCAAATGGTGATAGGAATCCTTCTTGGCCTTCAGTCTTTTTATCAGCTGCCACAATCTTAGTTGCAATAGCCGCTAACTTAACCAAATGGTCATCGTTTCTAATTGAACTATCTATTAGTGAATTGATTAATGGTCCTAAGTTACCCATGTCGCTTGGGCTTCTTACCATATTTTTTAAATCATTGATTAAATCGCTGATTCTTGCTTTCTTATGTACTTGGTTGTTGTATATATCCTGAAATAACCCATTTAGGGATTTACCTGGAAAT